ATTCTGTTCTCCTGTCCCTTTATATCGTCGGAATACCCGCCGCTCTTCAAATCCCATTCCCAACTCAGAATGTAGTCTGTTGACCGCTTGTTTTATTTCTGTCAGGTTCATCGGTGAAACCGGAGTCCGGCGCGCCTTACGCAAACACTCTGCTCGTTTCTGTGCCGCCACTTTTCTTTTCTGGTCATCACTTAGCTGTACCATCACTTTTGCCCATCGTTCAGCTGCTCTCCGGTACAGTCCTTTTTTCTCCAGACATTCTGCCAGGTGATCATGTAGCATAAGTGACCTCCGATTATCTACAGACTGCTATCCTGAATTTACCTTCCTTTAATGAAATAACAATAAAAAATAAATCACAGAAAAACAACAAAACAACACACAAAAAAACCAAATAATAAACCCAAATAATCACCTTATTTTATTATTTTTTGAGAGAGCTATTACTGAACAAAAAACGCTGACTATATACTCAAAACCAAACAACTATTCTGCCAATCAGGTATAATGGCAACACAAGGAATTACCGTGTTTTTGCCTTCTCTGCCCATACAATACGGACATATACTTCATACTCTATTGTAATATTTCCATCCATGCGAACAACTTCATTTATCTGTAAATAATATTCAAAATATTTATCACAGAAATCGTTTTTGGCCATGAACTGAGCACACTATAAAGTCCGGAACTGACTCTTTGTTAAATTACCTTAACGTTACCAGTAACACCTTCATAACAAAACATCACGGTATACACTGGGTACGGATATATTCCTGTGCTCCTTCCAGTTGCTTCTGCATTGCCATCAGCCGTTCTCTGAGGATGAAATAATCCCGTTCAGCGGCTTCTGCCAGTCGGGGACCGGTTGCATTATCCACGCCGGAGGTGATGGGGGCTTTACGCAAGGAGCCTGGACAGTTGGCGTTGATGCGCAGGCGCTTACGACCAGCGGCAACATCAGCACGCAGAGTTTCATTTTCAGCTCTCGCATCGGCTAATTCCCTCGAGTATCTGGCATCAAGTGCAGCGACATCACGCTGGCGTACCTGCATATCAGTAATTGTCACGTTCGCCAGCTTCAGCTCACTGGCTTTTTTATCGCGTTGCGCTTTGTAGGTAATGGCGTTATCGCGGTAATGATTCAGCCCCAGACTAAGCACACCACAGGCTACCAGCAGGACAATAATCACCACACACAGAACACGGTTCATATCCCCCTCACCCCACCAGCCATGACAAAGTTAAGACGCGCCAGGCAGTGGAAAAGCAAATAGCAACCAGCATTAGTGAAAATGAAATGCCGACGATTACACAGAGGATCTTCGCCAGCGTTATGAGCTTGTCTGACATGCTTAATCCTCTTCACGATTTCAACGCAATGACCAGTTTTGCCAGCCCATACAGCATCGGAGACACAGCAATACCGACCGCCACCCACTTAATAGCAAAAGCCAGCGCTCTGCTGACGTCATCAGTTACAGGCGCTTTCAGTTCAAGGCCGTTTTTCATAGTCAATCTCAACAGAATTCGTTTATACTTTCCCATGTTCTCCCTTGCCTTACTCAAGGTCAGAAACACAAAACCCCGTTTGCGGCCAACAAACGGGGTTTTACTTTTATTCACTTAGTTTTTGCCAGTTCGCAGGATTTCGTGTTATCCGCCAGTGTGAGCAAACCGCATTTTTCAGCAAAATATTCTGCTTATCTGTCAATTCCCCAGCACGCCAGCGCGCTCTCCTGGTCACGCCGTGAAACCTGACCGTAGCAGTTGTTTGAGCGAATACGGCAGTCTCTGCCACCGTCCTTAATCCACCAGCGAATCGCCTCACACGCTCCCCTGCGATCACCTGCATTAATTCGTCTGTAAAACGTCGACGGGAAACACTTACCGGGACCAATGTTGTACGGACAGAATGACGCGATCCCCGCTTTCTGGGGTTCGGTCAGCGGTACTTTAATATTGCGCTCCACCCACTCCAGCGCCTTATCACGTTCAATGGCGTTAACCTGGTCGCATTTTTCCTTCGACAACTTCATGCCCGGAACGACAGGTTTACCATCCACCAGGATGGCACCGCGGCAGATGGTCCAGATACCCGCACCATCACGGTATGCCGTGGTGTGGTTACCTTCTTTTTCGTCAAGAAACTGGTCGAGGATTTCAGGCGCAGACGCCCCTGCACCAATCAGCGCCAGAACGGCAGCCGACAGGCCGTATCTGATTTTTGCGTTCATGGATATTTATCAGGGTTTATCGATTTCAAATCCCTGGATATGTTAAGTCTTCAGGCCAGCGGTGGAGTCTTCAGAGAACCCGTAATTATTCCCGGTAGTTTTCCTCTGTAGGTTATCAACACATCCTGCGCCTCTAAAATTACGGGACGCTTTTCCGGTAACGGACCATCCCCTTCACATAACCCGGCAGCAACATCCATGAAAAACTGCTTCGCCTGCTTTTTCGCCTCAGCTTCGTAAAACTCCAGCGTGGCACCTTCAGTACGGTCAAGACTAATCGCCACATCTGGCAACAACAGTGACGGATACCCACCAATTTCCGGTGCCACAGTAACAGTAATCTTATCCGGGTAATTATTTATCCCTTTAACAACCAGTTCGTATTTTTTCTTCATCGCTTTACTCTCCCCGCGCCGCCTTACGACGGTCCTCTCTGATTTTGAAATACAGGTTAGTCAGATACGTCAGCAGGCCAAACAGCAGACTCCCCAGCACACCTATCGCCACCCACTGGGACGGAGAGACTTTGTCCAGCAGCTGCAGTAACCAGTATCCCGTCCCCACCGCTGACGTGGTGTATGACACACCTGTTGTGATTTTTTCCATCTGATGTATGTCTCCGTCACCGCCGACAGAAAATGAAAGTAAAGGAAAACAAAAAGCCGCCAGTGTCGCCCACTGACGGCCAACGCCGGGAGCCGTGATTATGGCATTCAGGCTCTGCTAAAAATGCCAGATAACATTCCGGCTCCCCCCCCTGATTCAGGTTATAAATGACACAATATCTTGACAACACCCATCACTGTCTGTCAGAAAATGTACTGCCAGATATAAGTATCATGTGAAACCCAACTATCCTTCTTAGCCAGTATGAACCGCCCCGGAAATCCTGGAGACTAAACTCCCTGAGAAAGAGGTAAACAGGATGACTAAAAATACTCGTTTTTCCCCCGAAGTCCGTCAGCGGGCGATTCGTATGGTTCTGGAAAGTCAGGATGAATATGACTCACAGTGGGCGGCAATTTGTTCCATTGCCCCAAAGATTGGCTGTACGCCGGAGACTCTGCGTGTCTGGGTTCGCCAGCATGAGCGGGATACCGGGGGCGGTGGATGGTGGGCTCACCAGCGCTGAACGTCAGCGTCTGAAAGAGCTGGAACGTGAAAATCGTGAACTGCGCCGCAGTAACGATATCCTTCGCCAGGCTTCCGCTTATTTTGCGAAGGCGGAGTTCGACCGCCTCTGGAAAAAATGATGCCACTGCTGGATAAGCTGCGTGAGCAGTACGGGGTCGGACCGGTATGCAGCGAACTGCATATTGCCCCGTCAACGTATTACCATTGTCAGCAACAGCGACATCATCCGGATAAACGCAGTGCCCGTGCGCAGCACGACGACTGGCTGAAGAGAGAGATACAGCGCGTATACGATGAAAATCATCAGGTGTACGGTGTGCGTAAAGTCTGGCGTCAGTTGTTACGGGAAGGAATCAGGGTGGCCAGATGTACAGTGGCACGTCTCATGGCGGTTATGGGACTTGCCGGTGTTCTCCGGGGTAAAAAGGTCCGTACGACCATCAGCCGGAAAGCCGTTGCCGCAGGCGACCGCGTAAACCGTCAGTTCGTGGCAGAACGACCTGACCAGCTGTGGGTGGCTGATTTTTACTTACGTCAGCACATGGCAGGGCTTCGTCTATGTGGCGTTTATCATTGATGTGTTTGCCGGATACATCGTGGGGTGGCGGGTCTCATCGTCTATGGAAACGACATTCGTGCTGGATGCGCTGGAGCAGGCGTTGTGGGCCCGTCGTCCGTCTGGCACCATCCATCACAGCGATAAAGGCTCTCAGTATGTGTCACTGGCCTATACGGAGCGACTAAAAGAAGCCGGATTACTGGCATCAACAGGGAGTACAGGCGACTCGTATGACAACGCGATGGCTGAGAGCATCAATGGTCTTTACAAAGCGGAGGTAATACACCGTAAGAGCTGGAAAAACCGTGCAGAAGTGGAACTGGCCACACTAACGTGGGTGGACTGGTATAACAATCGACGATTGCTGGGAAGGCTGGGCCATACTCCTCCGGCAGAAGCAGAAAAAGCTTATTATGCTTCCATCGGAAACGATGATCTGGCAGCCTGAGTTCACAGATAAAACACTCTCCAGGAAACCCGGGGCGGTTCAGTACTTCTCCGACGAAAGTCAGTACTGGCTGTTTTTTTATTATGCTGCCGGTGCATTTATCTCCAGCATCAGACTTTCTATCTCAACGCCATACGCTGCATTTTTTGTAACATCCGTCAGCGTCAGCGCATTCAGTCCCAGTGTCAGACTGTCTTTTATAACCTGGAATGCCGGGCCAGCCACTCCATTCAGTTTCGGAGTAACCATGGCACTGCCGGCGGTGAACACCAGCTCCAGCGTCTGCCAGTCGTTACCGTAATCGCCGAACTCCCCCAGCTTCGTGTTTCCGGCTTTCCTGTGATGCATCAGATTCACCCTGCCGTCAGTGGTCTGAGTGAAGTACGACATCAGGAACGGATTACCGGTACCCGTCATCGCCACACCATCAGGAACGGGAGCATCCGTATACAGATAAATCCCCAGCCCGAACTGATTGTTGGTCAGTGCGCCTGACAGGCGGAACTTACAGGTCAGTCTGCCGCCCTGTGTCAGCAGGGTAATTGCGTCATCCACCGGATGCGTCAGGGACCAGGTTTTATTGCTCTGCCTGGTGATCTTAAATACACCATCTGACAACTGAATTCCGCCATCCTTAATGCTCCAGCCCTGCGCAGCAGCCTCTCCGGCTGCCGGCAGCAGGGAGATTGTGCGAACGGACGTATCTGCAGACGGACCCGATGGCGTGTTGCCGCCGGGCGAGGGTTTGATTTCCGGTGCCTTACCACTGATGAAGGCTGAGGTGCGCCCGGCTGCGTTCAGAATAGCGGTTGCCAGACGATCCGGAATAATGCTCCTGCGCGCCCATGAACTGAAATGTGTCGGGCGGTTTGATGATACCTGGTTTCCATTCGTTCTCGATGCCGCACCGTAATATCCTGATGCCGGAATATCCGGATCTTCTGCCGGCGCGTTAGTGGCGGTATTGACGCCGTTACCGTCTGTCATGAAGGGCACAAAATAAACGCCCTCACTCTCCCTGTTTTTATACCCGCCGTACACGGTGTCGTACTGGGTAGCGTATGATTTTTCCAGTAATACGTCGTGTCACCACAAATCCACGGCACATCTGCAGCACTGCCACCATGGCACTGCGCGTTAAACACGGAGAGGTCAGCACGAAACTGTGTCAGCATGGCTGTAAACAGCGCAGGTTGCTGTGCGTGGGTGGCGGCGCTCATGTCAAACTCACCCTGCATCCAGCAGACGGCCAGCAGAACGTTTTTGGGATTTTTCTGCAATGCCGCTTTTGTGCGGGAAATCAGATCCTGATATAACGGCTTGCCCACCCCCCAGCGTGCCGAATCCTGACTGGCCCCCGTGGACTCGCTGAATGTCCCCTCCGCGCCCTGGGTAAATGCCGAACCACCACGACAGCATGGTACCAGCAGGATCCCCGCGTTATTCGGGATATACGGGAGCAGTTTTTTGGCAATATGTAAACCCTGGCCGACACAGCCGTACTGCCCTTTGCTCAGGTCAGCCCTCGGATGATTCAGCGTACTCATATCCTGCACATCATGCAGACAGTGGTCAGCCGGAATAATATCGTTATATCTGCAGGCAGCCCCGCCCGGCGTCACTGTACTGCGGCGCGCCAGCTGTTTAATGCGCGGATCCGGAGCATCGTATGAATCCGGCAGCGGAAGCCCTTCACCGTAAGCCATGGCATTGGACTGCCCGGCCAGT